TGCCTGTCACAGCAGGAACTTTTGTCCATTGATTGTCTAGTGTTCCGTTCTCAGTAAGATCATACAACCAAACATCTGAATTGTTAATGTTGTTTTTGTCTATAGATACTATTGTGTTTGGTGATGGGTCTGTAACAGTGAATTCACTAAAGCCAAGTTCGCCTTGTTTAAACAACATAAAAAATCCTGTGTTTTCAGATTGATTGCCTTTGCCATCTGCTCTGTATATGAAACCTAATCTGTTGCCAGGTATAGGTGCTTCTTCATAGATGAAATTTTCATTCCTAAATGTAGCACTAACCAATTCAAACGGCATAGGCTGTGAATTAATATTCCTGTTAAATTTAAGAATAGGCACATCAACATTTGTAGTTGCAAATTTGTATTGATGTGTAGTGACTCCGCCTATGGTGTCTTTGATAGCTGGTGATCCAAATTTTTGTGTGCCACTGAGTGCGGCATTTACCACTGCCACAAACTGTTCTAGAAAATTAGCATTGGTTGGATCATTCCATGTAATGATTGAATTAGAAAGATCTACGCCTGCAGAATCTTGCACTGATTCTGTTGTGCTTATGCTTGTAATTTTGATCAAGCCTGAAGCTGTTTGATTTCTTTTTGGCACATAGCTGAGCAGTCTTGCTAATCTTAGAATAGAATCTCTTCTTTCTGCTGTGTCTATAAAGTTTTCTCGTGCATTTAGATCTGTTCTGAATGATAAGTTTTGTCCTAGATATGCTATCAAATCAATAAGTGCAATGTACTCTGATGATTCAATATAATCGTTGAAATCTTCTGGATAATTGTTCTGTAGATACTGTATCATAGTTCTACGGATAGTATCAAAGTCATAGGATAAAAAATCACTCTGTTGGAAGGATCTATAGATTTTCTGCCAATCTTGTGATATTAATAAACTGTTTTGTCTATCTGTAGTAGCCATGTTATGTGTGTATTTATTTTAAGAATTATATGCGTACTTATTAGTATGCAGATTCAACTGTTGTGCTTTGCTCAACTTGGATAGGATTACTTGTAACTTCTAACCCTGATTCTTGATTAAATGCTAGGCTTAAACTTTCGCCTATATTGTATGGCACATAGGTTATTTCTAATGCAAGATTAAGACCATATTCTTCTTGTTGTATTCTAAGTGTATCAAGATTCCATCTTGGATCTCTATCAACAATCTGAATTACATCTTCTTCAATTGCTTTGCTTATTTCTGATGTGAAAGGTTCAAACAGTGTGTCATATATTATGGTGCCATAGTCTGGAAGTTCTAATTTTTCACCTTTTTTGATATAGAAAGCGTTTAGTAGATCAGTTCTTGCAAGTTCATAATCATACAATGTATTAGAATCAAAATCTCTGTTTACACTTGAAAATCCAACATATGATTTTATTCTGTTTGCAGTACCTAATGTATCTGATGTTGTTGTTCTTGTTAGCTTTACCTTTGCCATGTTATCCTGCGTTTACGTTTCCTGATCCATTAGCATGTGGATGAGCACAATCTGCCAAATCACCTTCTCTAATTACAAATTTTCCGCCTGCTTTCACAGTGCTTGAACTTTCATTTGTACTGTTGGGAGCCGCATGTATGCCTATACCATGTCCAGCATGTGGACCATCACCTTTTACATTGATGTCTACGCCATTGACTTTTACATTACTAACTTGTCCGTTGGCTAATACACCTCCTTGTATGTCGCTTACTCCAATTTTTGTTATTGCTGGCATGTTGTATTTACGTCCTTGTGCTCAGGTCGTTACCTGCTTTTTCATCATTAATTGGTTCTAGATATTCTCTGTCTGTTCTATCTGGATTTACAAATGATCTTGCCTTGTCTTCGTGTAAAGGCCACTCTTCATGCACAGGCACTCTTTTCATTATGGATTCAAGTTGTAGAGTTTTACCTTGTGCAGTAACTGACCTTGCATCTTTTCTATAAGGAAACACAAATTGTGTGTCAGTGTCTTGCATCTTATGAGTCATCATTGCAGTGATCGAGGCTTGCTCGGCGGTTGCACTTGCGCCAGCAGTGGTTATAGACACAGTTCCAGAATTCAAATTGATTGTGCCACCATCTATATCTGTGCCTGTGTTTGACACTTGTAGTTTTGCAGAACTTTTCAAAGATGTATCTAGGGTGCTGTCAACATTCACTTTACCTGATGTTTTTAGATTAAAATTTCCTACTACAGCATCAGCATCTGTAACTGCTTGTAAATTAATGTTAGAAGTAAGTCCATCATCTTTGTTTGCAGAATTACCTGCAAGTATATCAACATCTCCAGTCGCATGTATGCGTACATCCTTTCTTGGACGCACAACATCATCAACTGTTTCAGCAACTTGTGATGCTCTTAAATCTACATTTCCTAAAACTGATTCCATTGCAAAATCATTCTGCACTTCAATTTTGCCTTCTCCGCCAACTTTCATGTGCATTTCAGCGGCTGATTCGAATCTAATTGCACCTGTGCTAACAGAGTCTAATTGCTTGTCATGGAAACTATTTGCTTCTGCAGATTTTGTTCCTTGTGCTTTCATGTTAATGTTTCTGCCTGCTTCAATATTCACATCTCTATCTGCTTTAAAATTAAAATCTTGTTTAGTATGCACACTAACAGAATCTTCAGCAAACACATCAATCTTGCCGTCTTTTGTAAATTCAAGCCAAGTTTTGCCAGATGCTGACCCAATGTATATTAATCCTTCTGTATCATGCATCACTAATTGATGCCCTGTGCGTGTACGCAGTCTAATCAGTTCGTTTGAGATGTTGCCTACAATTTCATTGTTTACATTTTCTTGTGGTGTGCCATCATCCATGACAAATGTGTGTCCACCTTGTCTTGAATTAGCTCTTTTGATAACTTTGCCATCTTTGTCTTGTATAGCGCCATGAAAATTTCCAACTTTTGGATCTTTTGATATTTGTCCTGTGAAGTCGATTGGGCCAGGTGTTGATATACCAAAAACTTGTGATGGTGATTCTCGTCTTGCAGATGATGAGGTGTTGCCACGCACATTGTCATTGGCAAGTCCTTGTGATATAAGTGTGTCAACAAATGGATGTACTGGTTTGCGTGTGGTGTCTGGTGTTGTAACTTCATTTGCCTTGTTGTATTCTGTAACTGGCGTGTTTGCAATTTTTTGCTGTAACAACTCAGGATCATAATCATCACTGTCTTCATCAATGCTTTTGAGTCTGCTGGATGGATTTCCTGGAATCATGTTATTCATGTATAAGTCTAATGGATACCCAATTACATAACCACGGCTGAGATCGCCTTCTTCAAACATTACAGCACATCTTGTACCTATGTCGGGTGGCGGCATCCACATGCCATATGATTTTTGCGTCTTGCTCCAATCATTTGTGCCGGGCACTGCAAATTCAGATGGTGTTACACCATAAAAAGGAGTAAGATAACGTACAGTAATCCATGTTTTGGGATCATTTTGATCACCATCAAATGCATTTACAAACACTCTGATTCTGCCCATACGTTCATTGTCAGCAGTAGCTTTAACTGTCGCAATGTAAAGAGCATGACTGGCAACTCTGTCTCCACCTGATACAAAACTTTGTTGTGGTTTATTTGTAAATTTTTCAGTTGCCATTAGCTTTGTCCTATAATTTTGTTGTCTGCAGTTATATTATTCTTGTTTCTTGGCCCAACATAATTTTTACTATCAGGATTGTTTCTGCCTGACCCAGAAGCACCTGCCTGTACAAACTTGTTGAATGCTGTGTTAAATCCTGCATTGTTACTGTTATTCATTTTGGCTTCTGTTGTTTTTTCTGTTTCAGTGGTAGTGCCTGTTTCAAAGGCTCCTGATGCTTTTGCATAATCTTCTTCTGTAGTGTTCTCAATAGTTTGCACAAGTTCTGGTTCTTGATGCCTCAATCTTACAAGCACTAATCTCTGAGTAAACACACCTTCTTCAAAATTGTTTTCTATTTGTATCAGCTGATAATACCCACTAAAAAATGATGTATCATATTTGCCTTTGCCTTGCAATCCAGTATATCTTCCTGTCTCATCATCAATATCAACTGGAGTCTTGAAATTTATTTTTAGATACACCATGCCTTTGTTCATGTCAATTGACCCATCTTCTAATTCAAAACTGTTAGTTACACTTGCTGGCAAAATGTTTGGATTGAAATCTTCTTGTGCCAAATAAAAAGGGTCTCCTAATATAGTAAGTTCTAAATTAATTAAATCTGCAGTTGGATTTGAAAGTTGTTCTTTGATGATATTTGAAGTTCTGTATCCTGTGACATCACCACGTTCAGCACCTTGTGTAGAACCTCTATCATCAACATCAGAAGGTTTTGATTCAACCGGTACTAAACCTTTATCAATTCTTTGTGTTTGTGAGCCTTTGCCATATTTTTGTGTAACAACATTTCCTTTTTCAACCCTGTTGTTGTCGCCTCCTGGTGAGTTGTCTTTGAGAGCGGCTGTGGCGGCAAAAAAAGCAAAGTTGTAATTGATATCGAAATCAAGTATGTCTTTATTTTTTCCTGTGAAAATATAATCATATTCTCTTGCAATAGTTTTGATATTATATTTTACACCGCCTACTGTTTCAGGAAATGCTTTGTACTGATCTACATAGTATGGACGTATGACAAAATAATTGTTTGCCTGTGGACCACCATCACTTTCAATCTGAAAAACTTTGTAATCAACCTTATACCATGGTACGTCACCGTTGGCATTTACATCAATACCCATGACATCCTCAGTTGCAGTTTGCCTTAGAATGTAATCACTAGAATCAATTATAGCTTGTATAATAGATAGGATTGATGTACCTCTGTTGAATGTGTAAGTTCTAATAGTGTACTTGTCTTGAAATTTTATACCTATTTTTCCTACACCTCCATATGCCTCTAAATTTTTGTTAATTTTACCTTCTGGTGTAAGTTCTTCGACAACCTTGTTTGCAGACTGTGAAAACTTGTCATGATTGATTGATGCTGAAAACATTACTGCCGCTTGGAATGATGTGTCTGGACCAAATACAAGTATTTCATCTTTGGTGCCAGCTGATATTTGTTGGGCTAATTCAGATTGTGTAGCCGCTCCATCACCTATGCGTATGAAGTATCCATTTTTGCCATCTTCTTTTACTTGCACTTGTTGATTAAGTTGTGTTTGTAAATCAAACAGAAGTTCTCCTACAGTTTCGCCTATAAGATTCACAGGTTGAGTAATTTTGTTGACAGTGTCTTCTAAAGTTAATGCATTGTAAGGTACTGCTGTAAATGTGTATTCTGTTCCTCCACCTGTGACATTAAATTGGCAATCTACAATTTTCATAGGAAAGAATTTTTTTGGTCCATATTGTGTGTTAGGTTTGCCATCATCATCAAATCCATGGAACCTTAAAGTAAGCAAATATATTCCACGCAGATAATTTGTGTGTCCAACTGCCACTGCGGCATCATGTAAATCATTTAACAAGGATGTGCCGTAAGGTTCAAACACAGTGAACTCTATGTTATGCACATTAGATGTAATAGTTTTTGAATTGAGACCAACCACACTAGACAGCCTCATATTTCTGATGTGATGATTAAGTTGTGATCCTGGTGCAAGGCCTTCTTTACCTAGTCCGCTGGTTTTAATTACAACATTTGTGTCACTCAATCTATCAAACTGTCCTGTGTTGTAGTCTTCATTAGATACAGATGATAAAGTAAATTCATAGGTTGCTGGTTCAAGATCATATAAAATGTTTTGGCCAGGTTGTTTGTCATCAATTATATTTTCGCGTTTGGCACCTTTCTTTTGTAGTCTTGCACC